AACATTGTCAAAGAATCAGAAATCAAGTGGAGAATTGAATTAGCACTTGCTGGTTGGTCAAAAGAAGATATCGAAGTTACTACTGAAAGTAATGTTCTTGTAGTAAAATCAAGAAAAGATAAGAAGGTCGAGGAAGAGTATCTACATAAGGGTGTGTCATCTCGCTCATTCGCAAGAGGGTTTAACCTATCAGATGATGTCGAAATCGGCACAGTCACTTTCAACAATGGATTGCTAGTGATAGAATTACAGAGGATTATCCCTGATCACCAGAAACACAGAGTTTATGAGATCCAAAATTCTTCATTACCTGAAGGTGGTGATGTTGCATCCAGCGACACACTTTAATATCTTGTCGGTAGGAATGTTAATCCTAATTGGATTGTTCCACAACCATGCACATTACACCATGGAAGTTGACGCTGACTCATATGTCAGAAATTGGTGCAGGAAAAATCCTGACACCTGCCGAAGTTATATTGATGAGTGGTGATATATAATGTACAACAGAAGAGACCCGCTGAGGGTCTCTTTTTATTTGAGGTTAGTATGAACATCTATCTAAACCTAAAACCGAATAACTATGAGGGAGAATCGGATCTCCTAACATTGGACTTGCCATCACACTGTATCGATGATATAATGAGACTAGTCCGTCCTATTGCGGAACAAAAGGAAACATCTGATTACAAAGTTCTCAAGGACGTAATCAAAGAAGCAGCATTTACTATTTCACAAAGAACAAATGAGCGTAAGAATCGTAAGAACAAGAAACGGTGAGGATGTTATCTGTGACATTCGAGAGATCTCTCAAGAGGGAGAATCTAAAGTCCTCGGGTATCAAATGATTCATCCATATACTATTTGGATCTCTGATGGTATCAATGCCGAGGATGATGAAGGGCAGATTCACAAGATCAGCAACCCTGAAATCACCATGGAACCTTTTGCACCATTAGCGAAGGAACATAAGATCATCGTTCGATACGATGAAATCATTAGTGCATACGAAACACATGACGATGTACTCAACAAATATAAAGAATTGGTGGAGGCAACACATGGAATCGAACCTGAAAGTGATCCTGTTGAAAAACGGGAATCTGAATGAGTATTTGATTGGTAAAGTTACAGAGTTGGATGAAGAACCTGCTCTGTTGGTAGAGGGATGCTATCGCATCCTAGAGGGTGGTGCTCTAGAGCAGTATCCTTTGTATTCGTCACAAAGAGATTTGTTCTTGACAAGTGAGTCACTTTTTACTATAGTGGATCCGTCAGACAAAATTCGCGACGAGTACAAAAAAGTAAATGGGTAGATTCTACACCAACGTCCAACTAGCAGGCAACACAATTCTTTATCGTGGGTATGAAGATGGGCAACCAGTCCAATCTCGTGCCCACTTTTCACCTACTTTATTTGTACCCTCCAACAAAAAAGAGAAGCATCAAACCCTGAGTGGTGAATATGTCAAACCAGTTAGGTTTGAATCTGCTAGAGAGGCAAGAGATTTTATCCAACAGTATGAAGGTGTCGATGGATTCCGAGTCCATGGATACGAAAGATTTGTTTATCAGTTTATCTCTAAGGAGTTCCCTAAAGAGGTTGACTATGATATCAGTCAGATGAAGATCTTTGCACTTGATATTGAGGTGCAATGTGAGAACGGATTCCCCAACGTAGAAGAAGCAGCAGAAGAAATGCTGTCTATCACCGTCAAAGACATGGTGACCAAGGAGTATTTTTGTTGGGCAACTCGTGAGTTTGAAGCACCTGAAGGTGTGAAGTCACATATCTTCTGGACTGAGAATGAAATGTTGAACCATTTCCTTGGATGGTGGACACAAAATACACCCGATATCCTTACTGGTTGGAACGTTAACCTTTACGACGTTCCTTATATCGCCCGTAGGGTTAATCGTGTGCTTGGGGAGAAGTGGATGAAGAGTCTGTCCCCTTGGAACCGTGCAAATGAGAGGGAAGTTTATGTCCAAGGTAGGAAAAATTATGCTTACGATATCTCTGGTGTCAATATTCTTGACTATCTGGATCTATATCGCAAGTTTACATACTCAAATCAAGAGTCTTACCGACTTGACCATATCGCTTTCGTCGAACTTGGGCAGCGAAAAGTTGATCACTCTGAATACGAAAACTTCAAGGACTTCTATACCTCTGATTGGCAGAAGTTTATGGAATACAACATCCAAGACGTTGAACTGATTGACCGATTGGAAGATAAGATGAAGTTGCTTGAACTAGCAATTACTATGTCTTATGATGCAAAGGTGAACTTTGAAGATGTGTATAGTCAGGTCCGTATGTGGGACACGATGATTTATAACTATCTAAAGGATCGCAATGTTGTAGTTCCCCCTCGCAAAGGATCAAAGAAGGATGAAAAATACGCAGGTGCCTACGTCAAGGAACCGACGCCTGGACTCTATAATTGGGTTGTCTCTTTTGACCTCAATAGTCTGTATCCTCATCTTATTATGCAGTACAATATCTCACCAGAGACACTCATCGAACAAAGACATCCCAGCGCAACGGTGGATCGAATCCTTGAGGAAACGCTAAACATTGATGATACTTACTGTGTATGTGCAAACGGTGCTCAATACCGTAAGGACATCCATGGGTTCCTACCAGAAATGATGCAGAAGATCTATGATGAACGTACCATCTACAAGAAACGAATGCTTAAGTCTAAGCAAGCTCTTGAACATGCCACCACATCTGCAGAGACCGTGGCACTACAAAAGGATATCTCAAAGTTTAACAACATCCAAATGGCACGAAAGATCCAACTCAACAGTGCCTATGGTGCCATCGGAAACCAATACTTTCGATACTACAATCTTGCAAATGCTGAGGCGATTACTCTTAGCGGGCAAGTCTCGATTAGATGGATTGAGGGGAAAGTAAATCAATATCTAAACAAACTACTTAAAACAGAGGATCACGATTATGTTATTGCTTCCGATACTGACAGTATCTACGTCTGTCTTGATCTACTTGTTCGCTCAGTATTTGATGGTAAGGACGTTTCTAAAGAGAGGATCGTCAACTTCCTTGATGCCGCCTGTAAAGACCGCATCGAACCCTTCATCGACAAATCCTATCAAGAACTAGCATCATACGTTGGTGCCTATGAACAGAAGATGTTCATGAAGCGAGAGAACATTGCTGAGAAAGGAATCTGGACTGCAAAGAAACGATACATCCTTAATGTCTGGGACAGTGAGGGTGTCCGTTACGACAAACCAAAACTGAAGATGATGGGCATTGAGGCAGTTAAGTCCTCTACCCCTGCTGCCTGTAGGACATCTATTAAGGATTGTTTGGTGGTGATCATGAATCAAAACGAAGAAGCAGCACAAAAGTTTATTGCAGATTTTCGAGACAAGTTTTCATCATTGCCGATTGAAGATATCTCTTTCCCTCGTGGATGCAATGGCATAAATAAGTGGTCGAACCCATCGACCATCTATAGCAAAGGCACACCCATTCATGTCAGAGGAGCACTGCTGTATAACTTCCATAACAAGAAAAACAAACTTACTCACAAGTATCCCTTGATTCAAGATGGAGAAAAGATCAAGTTTGTGTATCTAAAAACACCCAACAAAATCGGGGAGAATGTAATCAGTTATCTGAATACATTCCCGAAGGAGTTTGGACTTGACAAACAGGTGGACTATGATCTACAATTTGGAAAGAGTTTCCTTGACCCGATCAAAGTAATCATGGATGTTATTGGATGGCAACCTGAAAAAGTAGCAAACCTAGAATTTCTATTCGGATGAACAACAAAAAATTTGTCGTGACATACCAGAGTGCTTTTGGTTTCTCTCCTAGAGAAGAAAAAGTATTCAATGATCACAAGGAAGCAGAATGGTTTGAACGTGCCATGAAACGTTCTAATTACATTACAACTTTACTAGAGGTTAAAGAGTGAGTTTCTTAAAAGAAGTAGCAAAGGAGATTGGTAATGAGTATGCAGGACTTGTTAGTGAGGGTGTCGCAGCAGGAGACACTGCTGATTACATTGATACTGGTAGCTACATTTTCAATGCTTTGGTTAGCGGTTCAATCTACGGAGGTGTCCCCTCAAACAAGATCACGGCTATCGCTGGTGAGTCTTCTACTGGCAAGACTTTCTTTTGTCTTGGGATTGTTCAGCATTTCCTTGAGTCAAATCCCGATGCTGGAGTAATTTATTTTGAATCTGAGTCTGCTATTTCTCGGCAGATGATTGAAGATCGTGGCATTCCATCTGATCGTATGATGATTGTGCCTGTATCAACTATCGAAGAATTTCGTACTCAGTCGTGCCGTATCCTTGACAAGTATATGGAACAAGATGTAGCAGACCGTCAACCCATGATGTTTGTTCTGGATTCTCTAGGTATGCTTTCATCCATGAAGGAGGTTCAGGACGTTGCGAATGATAAGGCAGTTCGTGATATGACAAAATCTCAACTTATTAAAGGTGCGTTTCGTGTGCTTACCCTCAAATTAGGTAAAGCAAATGTCCCAATGCTGGTTACCAATCATACATATGATGTAATCGGAAGTTATATTCCCACAAAAGAAATGGGAGGTGGAAGTGGACTCAAATACGCTTCATCAACAATTATATATCTATCAAAGAAGAAGGAAAAAGATGGTACGGAGGTTGTTGGAAATATTATCAAATGTAAAGCACACAAATCAAGACTAACAAAGGAGAATTCACAAGTTGAAACTCGTCTTTATTACGACCGTGGACTTGACAGGTATTACGGACTACTGGAACTGGGTGAGAAATACGGAGTATTCACCAAGCGGGGGAATAGGATCGTTGTTGGTGAATCTACTGTTTATCCTAAGTCTATCCTCTCTGATCCGCAGAAGTATTTCACCCCCGAAGTGATGCAAGCACTTGATGAAGCGGCAGCTAAGGAGTTCCGCTATGGCAGTTAATCCTCTAGAGGCAAAACTTACTGACTTTATCAAACCTTGTAGTAAACTTACAGATTACATCAAAGTATATGATGATGTAGTTGATGCACAATTTTGTGATGACATTATCAAGAACTTTGAGTTTGAAGAACACAATCAGAATCCAGTAAACAGAGAGAAGTGTCCTACGTTTACTGAATTGAATATTTCTACACAGTATAATGAAAGGAATTCTCGATGGATGGTTCCTCAAAAACATGGGCAACAAATATTTGTTGAAGCGGTCAGTCGCTACATGGATGAACTTGATCTTCGGGATATGGATTTCCCTCCCAGATATGTTTTTGAAGAGTTTAGAGTCAAGAGGTATGTTGCTGGCACCGATGATGAGTTTTCTGATCATGTTGATGTTGGCGATCACTCTTCTGCTCGTAGATTCCTTGCTGGGTTTTTATACCTGAATGATGTCAAGGAAGGTGGCACTACAGATTTTCCTAAATTAGGTCACAGTATCACCCCCAAGTGTGGTAGAATGTTATTGTTCCCACCCACTTGGATGTATCGTCATGCAGGACGACCCGTTACCAAAGGTAACAAATATATTCTCGGAACTTATCTCCACTACCTATGAATGATCTAGAAGTAACTATCCTAAATGATCTCATTCACAATGAGAAATATACTCGTAAGGTGCTTCCATTTCTAAAGTCTGAATACTTTACTTCAAGGCAGTTTAAGATTATCTTTTTGGAGATCCATGAGTATGTTAGTCAGTATGATGCACTACCATCCCTCAATGCACTTAGCATAGAATGTCAGGAAAGAACTGACCTGACAGAGGAACAGTTTAAAGAAGTCCTTGAGGTTTTAAATGTCCTTTCCAATGATCCCGCAGACTACGATTGGCTCACTGATACTACGGAAAAGTGGTGTCAAGAGCGTGCGATCTACCTATCGCTTATGGAGTCTGTCAAGATTGCTGACGGACAAGATTCCAAACGCGATAAAGGCGCTATTCCGTCCATTCTTTCGGAGGCTCTTGGGGTCTCGTTCGACTCCCATGTAGGACATGATTATGTGTCTGATGCTCAGGCACGATTTGATTTCTATCATAGGAAGGAAGACAAGATTCCATTCAACCTCGCGATGTTTGATAAGATTACTAAAGGTGGTCTGGTCAACAAATCATTGAACATTGCTCTTGCTGGCACAGGTGTCGGTAAGTCTTTGTTCATGTGTCATCTCGCCAGTAGTGTTCTCCTGCAAGGGAAGAATGTTTTGTACATCACTATGGAGATGGCAGAAGAAAAGATTGCTGAGAGGATTGATGCAAACCTTTTGAACATCCCTATCCAGCAACTTAGTGATCTTCCTAAAGTTATGTTCGATAAGAAGATTGCAAAACTTTCTAAGACAACTCAAGGCAAACTTATAATTAAAGAGTATCCAACAGCATCGGCACATGTCGGTCATTTTAAATCTCTTCTTAGTGATCTTGCTCTTAAGCGGTCTTTTAAACCCGATATTATCTTTGTGGATTACCTCAATATATGTGCTTCCGAGAGATATCGCGGGGCGGTTGTCAATTCGTATACTTATGTCAAGGCAATCGCAGAAGAACTCAGGGGACTTGCCTGTGAGTGTGCTGTGCCTATTGTCTCTGCTACGCAGACCACTCGTTCAGGTTATGGCAGCACTGATGTTGACCTCACTGACACTTCTGAATCCTTTGGTCTCCCTGCTACTGCTGATCTTATGTTTGCCCTTATTTCTACCGAGGAATTAGAAGGCATGAATCAGATTATGGTGAAGCAGTTGAAGAATAGATACAATGATCCGACAATGAATAAGAGATTCTGTATCGGCATTGACAGAGCAAAGATGAGACTGTATGATGTAGAAGATTCTGCTCAGGAGGACATCGTTGACT